CCTGGCGTAGTTTCTCCGATCCCTCCTTCTAATCAGGATGGATCTGAGGCCTTCGCCAGTAGTGGATTTTTTGGTAGCTATAATTTAGATATCGAAGGTCTCTATAGAAATGAGACTGATTTGATTCGTAGATATAGGACAATGGCACTCTATCCAGAGTGTGATAGTGCGATTGAAGATATTGTAAATGAAGCAATTGTTGCTGATACAAATGATTCACCTGTACAGATTGAACTGTCGAATCTGAATGCAAGTGATAAGATTAAAAAGATTGTAAGAGAAGAGTTTAGATATATTTGTGAACTTCTTGACTTTGATAAGAAGGCTCATGAGATTTTCCGTAACTGGTATATTGACGGAAGACTTTACTATAATAAGGTCATCGATCAAAAGAATCCTCAGGATGGTATTCAGGAACTGAGATATATTGATGCATCGAAGATTAGATACGTCCGTAAACTCAAAAAACAAGATAAAACTGTTGGTAATGTAAGGGACGACTTCGGTCGCTCTGCAAATCCAACTGCATATAATTTTCCTGAAATCGAAGAATATTTCCTGTATACTCCTGATAATGGGACCGCTAGAGGTGGTTATGGAGGTAATCCACAGAAAGGAATCAAGATGACTCGTGATTCTGTCGCCTATTGTACCTCTGGTTTGGTTGACAGAAACAAGGGTTTGACTCTTTCATGGATGCATAAAGCAATCAAACCTCTCAATCAGTTGATGATGATTGAGGATTCACTCGTTATCTACAGGCTTTCGAGAGCACCAGAACGTAGAATTTTCTACATTGACGTTGGTAATCTTCCTAAGGTAAAGGCAGAACAATACCTTCGTGATGTCATGATGCGTTATAGAAACAAGATGGTCTATGACGCAAACACTGGTGAGATGCGTGATGACAAGAAGTTTATGTCCATGATGGAAGACTTCTGGTTACCTCGTCGTGAAGGTGGTCGTGGTACTGAAATTACCACACTTCCTGGTGGTCAAAACCTTGGTGAAATTACTGATATCAATTATTTTCAGAGAAAACTCTACAGAGCTCTGAATGTACCTGAGACCAGAATCGAAGGTGAAGGTGGTTTCTCGCTGGGTCGTTCTTCTGAAATCTTGAGAGATGAAATCAAGTTCTCCAAGTTTGTTGGAAGAATGAGAAAGAGATTCTCAGCAATGTTTAACGACATGTTGAAAACTCAACTTCTTCTTAAGAATGTTGTCACTCCTGAAGACTGGGAGTACATGGCTGATCATATTCAATATGACTTCCTGTATGATAATCACTTTGCCGAACTGAAGGAAGCAGAACTTACAACTGAGAGACTGAATCTTGCACAACTTGCAGAACCATATGTTGGTAAGTATTATTCTCAGGATTATGTAAGAAGAAATATCCTCAGACAAACTGATGAAGAGATTCTGGAACAGGATATGTTGATCGAAAAGGAGATTGAGAACGGTGTAATTCCCGATCCTAATGCAATGGTTGATCCAATGACTGGAGCACCAGCAGATCCAGGAATGGCACCAGCACCTGAAGCAACACCAGATGCAATGCAGGCACCAACATCACCTAAAGATCCCGAAGCACCAGGAACTCAGAATCCTCCAGGTGGTATCATCTAAATATTTGTTGTAGTAACATTTTTTGAAATGGACGAACTTATGGATATGCTCGTCAGTCCCGACGAGTCTTCATCACAAATTAGTGATAAAATTAAGGATATTCTTTTTGCTAAGAGTGCAGAAAAAATCGAAGCAAGTAGACCTAATGTCGCTGCTTCAATCTTTGATGGTCCTGAGGAAACTCAGCCTGAGGTAGAGGATTCTATTGAGGAACCTGAAGAAGAGACTGAAGAATAATAAATAGATATTATAAAACTATAATAAGAAGATGAGTGCGTTAAAACCAGTAGGTGTAAATACAACATTTACGACCAGCACGTCCTCGGCGAGGTCAAGTGCAATCTCGCAACAATCAGACTCAATCCGAGTCGTTGCCGAGAGTGCAGGAGTTTATGTTGCTATTGGAACTCTTCCAACCGCAACAGATGAAAATTTTTACGTAAGCTCTACTGACTCTGAGGAAATCTCTATTGGTCCAGTCATGGCTCAAAGAGTTGTAGGTATCACTACTGGTACGACGACAACTATTGATTTCCCTGAAGGAACTGGTAGTCCTTTTGCTGTTGGAGATGCTGTATCTCTGACTGTAAGTGGTCAATCTAACTTCGACTTTAGTCACAAGATCGTATCCAGTGTCAACAATTCTTCAGGAGTAGGTGGTTATTTCAGTACCAGGATCGTTGTTGATCACGATTCAAGTTCAGTCACCGATGTCTTTACTTCACCTGATGCGACTTTAAGAAGGTCTATCATGGTTGCAGCTAAGACACAATCTGGAACTGGAAGAGTCTATATCCAACAAGTACAAGTATCCTGAGGAAACCAATGAAACTTATCAGAGAAGAAATCGAATCAGTAGATTTTATCGTTGAAGAAAGAAACGGTAAAAAACAGATGTACATTGAAGGTATCTTCCTCCAAGGAAATATCTGCAATCGTAATGGTAGAATGTATCAAATGGAGGGACTGAGAAAGGAAGTCCAGAGATACACAGAAAACCACATCAATTCTGGTAGAGCTCTTGGAGAACTCGGACACCCCGATGGTCCAACTGTTAATCTGGACCGCGTTAGTCACAAGATTATTAGCCTTAAAGAAGACGGAAACAACTTCATTGGTAAAGCGAAAATCTTATCAACTCCGATGGGTAATATTGCGAAGTCGCTTATCGGGGAGGGAGTTAAACTTGGCGTTTCTAGTAGAGGCATCGGCTCACTTAAACAGACCAGAGAAGGAGTAAACATTGTAGGTGACGACTTCATGTTAGCAACTGCTGCTGACATCGTTGCCGACCCATCAGCACCAGATGCTTTCGTTGAAGGTATCATGGAAGGTAAAGATTGGGTTTGGGATGGTGGTGTCCTGAGAGAGCAGACTGCTAAGAAGACTTACAAGCAAATCAACACGCTTGTAACTCAAGGTCAGCTTGATGAGAAGAAGCTTGATTTATTCAACAACTTCTTAAATAATCTTTGATTATATTGAATTATACAATTTATAAATAAATATAGATTAAAAAAGGTTAATCGGAGTAACTTCAAATGTCTCGTGGAGATTTACAAGAAATGGAGCAATCTAAAACTGCTGTGAACGCGAACGCTAAACCTGCTGAAGGTATGCAAAAGCTTTCCAGCCCTGGCGAAGGTCTCGCCACATCTTACGAAGATCTCGGTGGTCCAACACCTGAGAACTACAAGCCTGACAACGATTCTGCAAAGCTCAAAGAGCCTAAGATCGCTACTGTCAAGGATGTAGTTAATAAAGGTGCAAAAGCTGCTGATCCAATGAAAGGTATGGCCAAAGAAGAGATCGAAACAGAAGAGGAAGTCCTCGAAGAGGAAGAGATTGTATCCGAATCTGACGAAGTTACCGAAGAGTCCGTTGACATCGAAGAAGACGTAAATGCACTTCTCGGTGGTGAAGAACTCTCCGAAGAATTCAAAGAAAAGGCACGTGTCATCTTTGAAGCCGCATTAACCTCTAAAATCAAAGAAATCCAGGAAACCCTGGAGGTTCAGTTCGAAGAAAAACTGAACGAGGAAAGAGAAGCCCTTAAGGGTACTCTGACCGAGAGAGTTGACGCATATCTCGAATATGTCTGCGAAGAGTGGATGACCGAGAATGAGTTGGCTATCGAACATGGTCTCAAGACCGAAATGACTGAATCCTTCCTGTCTGGCATGAAGGGTCTTTTTGAAGAACATTATGTAACTATCCCTGAAGAGAAATATGATGTTCTTGAGAGCATGGTAGAGAAACTTGATGATATGGAGACTAAACTCAATGAGCAGATTGAGAAGAACATTGGTCTGAACAAGAGACTCGCTGAGTCTACTGCAGACACCGTTCTTTCAGTCGTCTCTGAAGGTCTTGCTGAGACCCAGAAAGAGAAGCTCGCTTCACTTGCTGAAAGTGTAGAGTTTGAAAGTGAAGACGAATATCGTGAAAAGCTGGAGACCCTGAAGGAGTCATACTTCTCCAAGGCACCTACAGCAAAATCAGAAGCACCTCAGACAATCTCTGAAAGTGTTGATTCAACTCCTGCTCCTACCTCTACAGGTATGGAACAGTATATGAGAGCACTTGGTGCATTCAAAAAGTGAATTTAACATTCATTCAAACAACAACTATTAAGTAAAG